GAGGTATCTGTACTCCTTATTCTTCAGGTACTCGGCTGCTTTTGGTGTCCATTCCACCTTTGCAATGATGGCATCTTCACCTTTGTAGAGGTCTTTTATCCATCCGCCTGCCGGAGCCTGCACATCTGACAGTGTTTGGTGCTCATAATCAATGACAAGGTCAAGCTTTCTGTCCTTGAACTGTTTCCGGATGAGCTCAAAGCTCTCATCATCCACATTGAAGTCCCCCTTTTGGGAATGTACTCTTCCAAGGGGAAGTATTTTGATTTCTGTAGGCACACCGGAGAGCTCCACGCCCTGTCCGGCACATGCAATCAGCTTTGCCATATCCGCTCACCTCTTTCCTTTGCTTTCTGATAGCGTTATAACGCGTTATAACGCCCCTTAGAGCTTCTCAATGTAAATATCCTTAGATTTACCTATCCGAACACTCACAGCCTCTTAAAAAGGCTCTCATTTTGTTTCACCATCTTCCGGCTGTTTTCTCTCCCTAAACATCTTCCTAAGCTCCGGAGATATATTGGTCATGTCCGGCTTCCATACGGTCTTTGCCGGGTTATTGGAGAAGCCCTTGTCAGGAAACTTTGTGAGTATCTCTCCGGTGGAGTAGTCCACATCATACGGTGCCTCTGTTTCAACATGCAATCCCATCCTTTCAACCTGTTTTTTTGACAAGCTCACCACCATGCAGCGGCACCGGAACCCGTTGGGTGGGTACCATACATCCCATATAGGGTCATCTGCCCGGTACACTCTTCCTTCCATGACTGCATGTGACTCTCTCACATGTCCGTCTCCGGCTGTCCGGTATCTCCAATATGGTCTTAGCTTCATTGTGGTCTCATCTGTCATGCTCTTATAGTGTCCTGCATTGAGGGCGGTCTGCATGTTAGTCCTGAAGATGTTGTCACACTTCCAAGGATTGATGCCCTCATATCCATGCTCCTCAAGGAACCTGTTCATATCTTCCAGGAACTGCTCCTTGGTGGTTCCTTCTTCTGCTGCTTTTGTCAGGCAGTCAAGAAACTCCTGAAGGACTTCAAGACTTGTATATCCTGACACCGTGAAAGCCTTTGCCCGGCTCTCATCAGACAGCATCTTGTACTCTTCACTTGTCAGTGTTCTCTTCCCCTTCAGGAACGCCACCGCCTCCTTGAAGACAAAGTCCTTTGTCAGTCCATACAATACATCCATTAGTCCATTGACCTCCCTATCAGGTGTGACAGATAGATGCCCTGCTGTATCAGGTCTTCAAGCTCCGGGCTCTCCATATCCTGATACAACTCACGGAGCTTCTTTTCATCCTTCAGAACCTTTTGCAGCTCATCCATGTCCTCCGCTTTGTCAATCATTTTGAAAATAGGCTTCATCATCTCCCGGAAGATGTCCTCTGATTGCTTATTAGCAATGGAGACGATTGTGTCCACCTGTCTCTGTTCTGCCTGTCCCTCTTCCTGCTTCAGCTTCAGCTCCTCCGTTGTTTCCATTGGTTGCTGCTGTGCTGTCATCATTCCTGCCTGCGGCGGCTTCAGGACTTCCTCACCGTTTTCCGGCTTCGGTATGTTGAATTTCTTGTATATGTGGCTCTTTGGTATCTCAAGCCCCATATCACAGGCAAGTGTCTTGTATATTTCAACTACTTCCTTCTGGTCTTCCACCTCATGGCAGTCAAAGCCAAAGAATGGTATGTTTGCTTCACTTCCATAGTTGAACTCTACAAGCGGTCTGATAATGTCCCGGCGGATTGTCACAGCTAATGACTTTGCATCAGCTACAGTCAGGTCATGTCTGACCTCGTTATGGGTCTTTGACTGTGCATAAGAGCCTCCACCGCTGTCTGATGTGAGTGTCTGTCCAAGGATTGCCTTGCTTATCTGCTCATCACAGTACCGGGCAAGCTTCTCATATATCTCTACGCTTGTGGTCTTCTGTGACTCAATGAACTCTATCATTGTGGAGCTCGGCACAATCCCGGCTGCATCCGTTCCAAGACTAATGATGGCTTCCATGAGCTGCTTCTTGTCACTCTCTGATGCAGAAGCATCATACTTACCAAGACGGAGCGGCATACCGAACACTTCACAGAAGCTCACCCAATCCTTGATGTCATAGTTCTTGAACAGGTACATCCATGAGACAACCCTCATAATTCCTGCCCGGCTTGCGTGTCCTGACTTTGCCTTGTACTTATGTACTACGAACTTATTCTCCGGAAGCTCCACACCGGAAGGATACTCTCTTGTGCATACCTTCAGCTCATCCGTGGTACTATCCCACACAAGCTTTTTAGGATGCACATACTCAATATCCTCAATGACATTCCTTCCATCCTCTACTGTCCATGCAAGCTCCATGATGCTGATACCCTTTCCAATGGCATCCAACATATCAATGAGCACTTCATCAAAGTTCTCAATTCCCTTGAGCTGCTCATCTATGAAGTCCGCTATCTCCTTGTCAATCTCATCTTCAGAGAATGGCTGCACTTCCCAATCAAGACCCGTCACAGCAAGCTTTCTTGTCTGCATCTGTGAGAAGAGGTGTGTATCCTTTTCCTCCATCTCCTCAAAGAGCTCCATCTGTGCCCTGACATTCCCTTCATCAGCTTCCCGAAAGATACGGGCAAGCCTGCGTGGTGTCAGTCCGTTGGATGGATAATCAGAGAACTTGTCATTGACATCCCCAACCGCCACTCTTGCGGTCACAGGTCTTTTTGTTCCTGTATCTACATCCGGATTGAAGGGTACTCCTCCGCCCCGGTTCCTTTTCTTTCTTTTTGCCATGCTGTATCACACCTCCTAGTAGGCACCTTTACCCATCCGGAAACGTCTCCGGAGGACTGTCTTGTAATTTGCTTTTGATGCTACCGCCTTGACTGTCTGTGCAAGCTGCACCGCCATCTGAAGACCATCAGGAGCATCATCATTCTTTCCCATAGGGAACTCCTGAAGCTGTTTCAGGAGTGTCTTGTGCTCCCGGTTGAATTTCAGGTACTTGTTCTTGATGACAGGCTGCAATGACTCAATACGGAGTACCTTGTTGACCGTTGACTGTATCTCCTCTATCGGGATATACTCTCCTTCCTCGGCTGACTTTGCAGCCATGACCTCCTTGAAAAAGTATTGGAACTGGACAACTTCCACACCAAACTTGTAGAAGCCCTTCTTGCAGTCCCTCTTCAGTCTCCGGTTCATCTCAAACACATCCTCAATGATGACATCCGGCTTCCTTTTCTCTACGGAGGCATCCACCACATACATGTACCCGGTCTTGGTAGACAGGGCAAGGTTGATGATGGAGCTTGTATCTGACTTCTTATTCTTTCCAAGTGACGGGTCATTTGCACCTACAAAGACGAACTCCGGACTTGAGAAGTCCATGAGCTCCGGTTCGTAATAATCGAACCATTCAGGATTGAATGTTGCACTCTCCGGGTCAATCGGGTCATTCTGAAGCTCTGAATTGAAGGATGCTGTACCTTCGGATACCTTAATCTCCATCAGGTCATAGTAGGACAGCTTCTCTTCCCAAAGGACTTCAGCTCCAAGGAGCATCTTTTCCTTATGGGCTTCATAGAAAGTCCTTGCATCCTCCTCATGGTTCTCATTGAAGAGGTTGGTATATATGCTTTCCCACTCATCCCACAGCTTTGTATTGACCGCCTCTGATATGACTGCCCTGTACTTCTTTGTCTTATATCTTGGGTTCTGAAGCACATTGTTGAGCAGGGAGTCATAGTGGAGTATGGTACCTATATACATGATGTCTGTGTAGGTATCCCCTGCTTTTGATACTGCTTTGTCAAACCAATTCTTCAGCTTACGCCTCTGCTCCGGTGTGTTGACATTCTCATCATTCTCAATATCATCCAGTACAATGAGGTCAGGTCTCCAGTTCCGGTGTCTTCTACCTCTGACCTTCTTTCCGGAGCCTATTGCCTCCGCCTTGATGTCTGTCTTGGTCAGTATCACTCCGGTTCTCCATGCCTTGTCTCCCTTCAGGGAGCCAAAGTCCATGATAATGTTTGCATTGTCCTCAAGCTCTGTCTTGATGTCATCAAGAAAGCCTTCCGCCTGTTCTGAAGAGTCTGACAGGATGAGAATGTAGTGCTTGTATGCGTACAGGATGGCATGGAGACTGTCTTTGAATGTGAAGTTGGTTGATTTTGCATGACCACGGGGAGCTGCCACCACCTGACGGGAGCCCTTCAGTCTTGATATGACCTTTGCTTCCTTCAGAGGGTTCCTTCCTTTCATTACTCCCCGGCTCCATATCTCATCAAGCTCCTCATGGAAGTGTGGTGACTTCCGGATGAAGTAGTGTGGAAGATACGCCCTTCCAAAATATGACATGTCAAAGGCAGCAAGTTCTTTTCTAAGTCCATGCTCTCCCATGAGCTCCTCCCCGGACAGATACCTCTCATTCAGTTTTCTTCTTTCCTCCTGATGGTCTGACCCACGGAGTACATATTCCTCAAAGAGCTTGGTCTGATACTCCTCATTGTTCTTGATTTCTATATCTTCCTCTTCCTCAAGCTCCCTCATCCAGTTGTCAATATCAATCATCTTCCATCATCCGCTCCTTTGCTTTTGCCAGTATCTCCTTGAGCTGTGCTGCTGACTTCTCATCCTGCTTGATGACCTTCAGCATCTCGGACTCCATTTCACGGAAAGCAATGTCAGCCTTCCTTCTCATGTCCTGCTTCACCCTGTCCTTATATACCTTTGTCCGGGACAGTGAAGCAATGAGCCTTCCTGCCTTATCAAGTGGCATCTCATTGAACTCTTCCTCTGCGGTTGCCACCTTGTTCAGGAGCCCGTTCATGGTCAAGAGTATGGCAGCTTCCGTGTAGTCCGCTTCCGGGTTCTCCTTCACCACCTGTATCAGCCTGTCAGTCTGTGCCTGTGCTTCAAGAAGCCTCTGCATGGCGTTATTTGTCCGGGTGGCATATCTGCCTACACTGGACTTTGATATGTCATAGCCCTCTCCCTTCAGGAATTGGCTAATATATTCATAGGTATTGGATGTGTCAGCAAGCATCACATCCACTTTCATCCGCAAGTCTTCAGGGAGCTCATCAATCTTTGAGGTTATTCTCTGCTTGGTTCTCTTATCACCCATCAAATATCAACCCCATTGTCTTCAATCGTACCTTCCGCAAGGTCTACGCCTTCCTTGGTGAGCTTGATGACTGCATCATTGGCATAGGCATTGTAGGCTGTGACCTTTTCCTCGGTAAATTCGATGTATCCGGCTCCCTGAAGATAATCAAGATACTTGCTGATGTCCGGGGATATGATGAGCCCGGCTGCTATCATGGCATTGGATAACTGCCTTGTGAGGGCTGTGTTGTTGTATCCCTTCACCAAGCACCGGATGATGTATCCCCTGATTGCCTTGTTCTGCTTGATTTCTGCTTTTTCTAAGTCATTCACGTTGTTCACCTCACTCTTTTCTGTTACTCTGCATTAGGAGCTTGTCAATCTTGCTGTCAATGCTCCTCATTCTGTCCTCCACTCCGTTCATGGAGCGGAAGAAGTCTTCACGGAGTACAAACGTGGTAGCAAAATCACCCTTTATATCATTGAGTTCCTGTTTGATGTTCGCTATATCCCGGTCTGTCTCCTCTTCCAACTTGTCAATTCTCTTATTTACTTTGTCATCATTCTCTTTAATCTGCTTTTTTATCTCCTCTGTGCTGCTCTTGAGGTTGTTGAACCACCCCTTGATGAAGAAGGTTATCACTCCAAGCCCAAGAGTGATAACCCCTGCCATCACATCAGAGAACGTGATAACATAATCCATAGGCTACTTCTTTCTGATGAGCTTTTCTGCAAGCTCTGTGACCCTTTCCCATCCATCCATTGACACCAACGCCACAATGAAGGCAGCAATGAATGATGCAAATACCATGAACCACTCAATGGCTACCCCATAATATGCCGCAAGTCCCAACAGGCAGACCGGGCAGAGGATGAGGGACAGGATGATGACCGTCAGGGCTGTAGGCACCTTCTTGTCAAACCATGTCCACTTTTTGAGTGCCTCCGTAATGATGGAGACGATAAACGCCATCACACCGATAAAGAGGACAATCTGTGATACATCCACTGTAAAATTCGTCATACAAACCACTCCTTTTCTGTCATTTTTTTTGAGAATAA